AAAGCAAATTCAATTTCAAGGCGGCGAACTAAACCCAAACGACGTCGTGCAATTCTTGTCACCAATACAAGGCATTATTTATATGAGCGAGCAAGCGGTCGCAACAGCATTAAAACTTGAAGCCGCGCGTTACCGCAACTCGTCGTCGGCGATACCGGCTGGAATTTTGCGCCAAGTTTCAGGAGAACCACTTTCAGCACAAGAACTTGGAGACTTGGCAGCCGCTTTTAACGCAGCGCGCGAAACTAATCAGACTGCGGCTTTAAATGAACATGTCACTTATACCGAAACGCTTACTTCTCCAGACAAGATGTTGTTGATTGATAGCGCCGAATTTCAAGCAATGGAAATGGCACGGCTATGCAACATACCGCCATACCTTGCAGGCATTAGCGTCGGGTCGTACTCGTACCAGTCGAGTGCCGAATCGCGCATGGATTTGTGGACTTTTGGTGTGCGCGCTTACGCCGATTGCATCGCTGGCACACTAAGCCAAAACAACGTGCTACCAAACGGCACATACGTCGAATTTGACGTTGAGCAATACTTAACCGGTGAATACTCGATGGGCGACGATCGAGATACACAAACAGAAATAACAGAAAGAGTAGAGTTACCGTCATGATCAAATTGACCCCCACTCAGATCACGGTTGACGCAGCGGCGGCAGAGGGCTTGCCGTCGCGCTCAATCTCAGGCGTAGCCGTCACCTACGACGAAACAGCCACAGTTTTAGACGGCACAAAAGTGCGATTTTTGCAAGGGTCGTTGCCAGTCACGGGCCGCGACCCGAAACTTTATATGCAACACGATCCAAACCAAATCGTTGGCAAAGTAGTTGAGCGCGTGGACACGCCGCAAGGCATGATGTTTACAGCCAAAATCAGTAGCACTCGACTAGGCGACGAAGCATTAACTTTGGCTAATGACGGCGTAATTGACGCAGTATCGGTCGGCGTAACACCAACAAAATTTAGTTACGACGACAAAGGCGTAATGATCGTCGAATCGGCTAACTGGTCGGAATTGTCGCTAGTAAGCGAAGGCGCATTTAGCGGCGCGGTCATAACCGAAGTTGCGGCCAGCGCACCCGACGAGCTAGCCGTTGAGAGTATCCACGAAACCGACCCAACAGTAGAGTTAATATCAGATCAAGAGACAACAAAGGAAACAGACATGACCGACAAAAACGAAACACAAGTAATTGAAGCCGCACAAGAAACAACCGAAAAATTGTGGGCGCAACCAAAACGTAAATTTAATTTGCCAACACCGGGCGAATACATGGCCGCTATGCACATTGGTGGCGAAACATTTCGCAACGTTGCAGCAGCCGCACAAGAATTTGCTAAAGCAAATCAATCAGCATTGCAAGCAGCCGCAGGCGACGTCACGACCGGCGATACAGCCGGTTTGCTGCCTGTTCCCGTTTTAGCACCTGTTTTTGCTGATCTAAACTACAATCGACCAGTCGTCGCAGCAATCGGCGCTCGAGCAATGCCAGACGGCGGCAACAGCAAAACATTTATTCGACCAACATGGACAACGCACCCAAGCGTCGCAGCACAATCATCAGAATTGAGCGGTGCATCAGCAACTACACCCGTGATCGCTTCAAACGTTGTTACAAAAACAACGCTTGCAGGTCAAGTCACATTGTCGGTGCAAGACATTGACTTTACGTCACCGGGTGCAATGGAAATTATTTTGCAAGACTTAGTTGGTCAATATATGTTTGCCAGCGACAACGTTGCAGCAGACGCTATTGCCGCCGGTGCAAGCGCGTCAGGTTCGACATGGACAGTTACAGCAAACGACCCATCAACGCTTATTGCGGCGATGTACGACGCGGCAACTGACATTTTGAATGCAACAAACTTTTTGCCTGATCACGTGTTTGTATCACCTGACGTATGGCAAAAACTTGGCGCACAGTTAGACGCAGACAAACGACCAATTTTCCCGTACACAGCAGTATCAGGTTTAATGGGCGTAAACGGCATTGGTTCAGCAAATATCACGGTCGCAAACACATTCAACCCATTTGGTTTGAACCTTGTTGCCGACCGCAACTTTGCAGCAGGCACATTGTTTGTTGCTCGAGGCTCAGCCTGCGAGTTCTACGAACAAGTACGCGGCATTATGTCAGTTGAAGTACCGGGCACGTTGGGTCGCACATTTAGTTACTACGGTTACGTAGCAACATTTATTGCTGACGCCGACATGGTCAAATACATCGTTGTTTCTTAGTCGTAAGCGGACAAACCGCTTATGGCGACATATCTAACGGCCAGCAAACAGTTACTAGATAACTACGCCTGCATATCTACGCTCGAGCCAACCGACATACAAGTTGGCGACAGCGTAGTTGTCGGGTCGTTAGGCGCACCGTTCAACGGCACATTTACCGTGTTGGCTTGCCCACAATACAAATACACGGGCACAGACAGCACAACAGGCGAATGGTTTTTTGACGAAACAATTGCTATACCAAATCAAATATTGTTTGCTTGCACAGGTGCAGATGTAGATTTTGTTGCGATCTACACCGGCACGGTTGCGTTTACGCCAATTTGCACGTGGATAACGGCAACAGACATTGAGGACTGGATAGGCATAGGCACAGCAACCGCAGGCGACACAACATTTTTAACTATTTGTGCAGCGGCCGCTAACGCGTTTTGTTTTCGTCGAAGGCAAGAAGTCGGCTACTCAGACTCGCTAACGACCGTGCCAAGTCAAGACGTAAAATTAGGCACAATTATGTATGGTGGCTCGTTGTACCGTCAGCGCGGTTCAATAACCGATTTTGCGTCGTTTGACGGTATGTCAACTGGCTCGACTAGCGGTTTGTCGCCATTGGTTAAACAATTGTTAGGGGTCGATAGACCACAGGTTGCCTAATGCCAGTTGCGTTTACCGATCTGTTTAATGAAGCGCTAGACGATCTCACAGCCACGCTGACAGCCGTTAGTGGCTTACAGGTAGTGAATGACCCAAGATCGCTCGTTCCGCCGTGCGTCTTTATTGACGCGCCATCATTTGACGCGTTTAACTACAACATCGTCAAACTAATGTTCCCAGTCAAAATCATTACGCTTGGCCCAGCCAACCTAGACGCCCAACGATCACTATTAAACATCATGTCAAAAGTGCTTGCCGCCAACATTGCCGTAACCGACGGCAGACCCATCACTACAATCATTGGTGGCGTCGAATATCCAAGTTACGAAGTAACCGCAAACGTTCAAGCGCAAACAGCATAGGAAACTAACATGGCAAATTACATAGTTACATCAACAAGACTGGCAGGTTTTAAGCCGGGCGACATACTGACCGACGCCGACCTAGACGGCTCGAGCATTGAAGCCCTAATTGAAGGCGGTCATCTATCCACGCAGACCGCCAAAAAATCTGCTAAAACTAAAGACACAGACGAAAAGGAATAAATCATGGCGACAAGTGTTTATCTCAGCAACCCGAATGTAACCATTAATAGCGTTGATTTGCGCGACCAATGCACAAGCGCAACAGTCAACTACGTTTACGAGCAATTAGAAACTACAGCGTTTGGTGACACCGCACGAAAATTTGGTGGCTCAACCGTCACGTCATTGCAAAACAACAGCATCGAAATTGAACTGTACCAATCGTACGCAGGGTCAGAAACAGAAGCCACGATTTACGGTTTGGTTGGCATCACAACAAACGTCGTCATCGCACCGGCAACAGGCGTCGCATCAGCAACAAACCCGATCTACACGCTGACGGGTTGCTATCTCGAGTCGCATACACCAATCAACGCATCACTTGGCGAACTGTCAACTATCACGTTGACGTTCACAGGCGGCGTACTTACTAAAGCGGTCGCATGATCGCGCGGCATTGGCCGCTGAAAACTAAAAAAACAAGCCAACCTTACAAAGGCTGTACCGAGAAAGGCAACCAATGCAATTAACACTCAAAGTAACGTTTGACGACCGCGTAGAAACAGTCACCACAAACATGATGACGATCGTTATGTGGGAAAGAAAATACAAACGCAAAGCATCACAAATATCAGACGGCATAGGCGTCGAGGACTTGTCCTACATGGCGTACGAAGCGTCACGATCACAAGGCATTGTCGTGCCAGCGTTGCTTGATGATTACATTAAACAAATTAAAAATTTAGAGGTGGTCGATTCAAACGACCCAAAAGCCGACGCGGTTCATACCGCTATGGATTAGCGCAGATACTCGTGGCAACCGGGTTTTGGCCGTCAGAAATAACGTTTGAATTAGACGACATGAACACCGTCATTGAACTGATCAACAAAGAACGCAAAGCACACTAATGGTTACCGAATACGTCATACCTGAAATACACGGCATCAAAGAAGCGCTGGCCGAACTTAACTCGTTTGACAAGGTTTACCGCAAACAAGTAACCAAAGACATTCAACGCGCCGGCGTAAAAATCATTGCGGCCGCACGCGAACTAATACCGTCGTTTAGCAACAGCAAAGGCAACGGCGCACCGCTATCAGGCATGGTACGCGGCTCGATGATCAAAGGTCGCGAAGTGCGCTGGTCAAACGAAAAAGTGCGCGGCGGTTTCAAAATCAAAGTCGGGCAGGCAGCACGCAAAGATCGGGTCGTGCAATTTGCTGGCAAAGACAAAGTATTTTTTAAGGGCACGCCTTATCAACTTATGGTCATTCAACAAAAAGACGCGGCAGGCGCTATCTACGACCATGCAGGTATACGCTCGAGCGACACAACATTCGTCGCCAACCTAAACGTCGAGGAAGGCCGAGCGCCACGTGCACTCGACATAGCAGTAGAACGCAACCGCGCCGAAGTAGAACACGAAGTATTAATGATCGTCGAAAAAGTAATGGACAAACTAAACCGAAACATGCAGGTCAAACATGGCAATTAATATCCCGATCATTTCGTCGCTCGACTCTAAAGGGTTTGACAAAGCAATAGCAGAATTCAAATCATTAGAGGGCGCGTCAGCCAAAACCGCGTTCGCATTAAAAAAAGCGTTCGTACCGGCAGCAGCCGTGTTGGGCGGTTTAGCAGCAGCCGCAGGGCCAGCCGTAAGCGCAGCCAGCGACCTAAACGAAACAATGAGCAAAACAAGCGTAATTTTTGGCGACGCCGACGAAGCCTTGTTTTCGTTTGCTGAAACAGCCGCAACGTCATTAGGTCAAACCAAACAACAAGCATTAGACGCAGCCGCCACATTCGGCACGTTCGGTAAAGCGGCCGGGTTAAGCGGTCAAGATTTAGCAGGGTTCAGCACCGATTTCACAAAACTTGCATCAGACCTATCATCGTTTAATAACAGCACGCCACAAGAAGCAATCGACGCGCTAGGTGCAGCGTTGCGTGGCGAAGCCGAACCGTTGCGACGTTTCGGTGTTTTGTTGTCGGCAGACGCAATCGCAGCCGAAGCGCTACGCATGGGTTTAGTTACCACGACAGTCAACCAACAAGATTTAGCGGTAGCCACAGCCAAAGTAGATATCGCGTTTGAAAAACACAATCAGACGATTGCCAAATATGGTGAAGGCTCGCTTGAAGCACAAAAATCAGCGTTGGCGTTGTCGCAGGCAGAAGCGCGACTGAATTCAGAAGTCGAAGGCACAAACGACAAATTGACCGCGCAACAAAAAACGCTTGCAACACAATCGTTAATTATGAACGCAACAAAAGACGCGCAAGGCGACTTTGCTAGAACTAGCGACGGGTTAGCAAACAGCCAGCGCGTTTTGACCGCACAAATGAAAGACCTGCAAACCAACATGGGGCAAATCTTGTTGCCAGTAGTCGAAGCGGCCGTGTCATTTTTTAGCGATTTCACAAGCGTGTTGGCAGGCAATCAAACAGTCATGGTCGTCGTCATCGGCGTAGTCGCAGCGTTTGCCACAGCGATTATTGCCGCCAACGTTGCAATGAAAATTTGGACAGCGACAACAAAAGCGGCAGCCGCCGCACAAGCCGTATTTAATTTTATTATGTCGGCAAACCCGATCGCATTGGTAATCATCGCGGTAGCAGCGTTTGTTGCAGCGCTTATCGTGCTAGAAAAACGGTTTGGCATTATTAGTAAAGGTTTCGAGTTATTTAGCGAAGGGTTTTATACGTACATTATTAACCCAATAAAAACAGCGATTCGATTTATAGGCGATCTGTTGGGCGCGCTAAAAAAAATACCGGGCGTCGGTTCTATCGGCAATTTTTTGGGTGGTATCAATATTCCGGGTTTTGCTGATGGCGGCATTGTTACTCGACCAACGTTGGCAATGGTTGGCGAAAAAGGCCCGGAAGCAATCGTGCCATTGGGTCGAGGTGGCGGCGTTGGCGGTGTAACCGTAAACGTCACAGGCGGCTTATCGACCAGCGCCGAGATCGGGCAGGCGGTCGTTAACGCTATTCGCGCATATAACAGGTCGGCAGGGCCAGCACAGATACAGGTCGCGTAATGGCAGGCACAGCAATTGTTGGCGCTGGCAATTACACGCTAGAAATTGACACAGGGTTTATACAAGACGCATTTATTTTAGATGACGCGATTGCAGGCGTACTTAACAACACTACTTATGTGCTTGATGGTACGACCAATTTTGCTGACGTAACGACTGGCATCAATTCAATTAGCGTGAAGCGCGGCAGACGCGATCAAGGCGACCAATTTAGCGCTGGCACAATGGTGCTAAATATGCTTGATACGACAGGAATTTTTAATCCGTTCGATTCGCTAAGCCCATTTTTTGACCCGTCAACAGCGCAACCGGGTTTAGCACCAATGCGTCGAGTACGACTAGCACGCTATTCAAACACAAACGTCAAAGAATATTTGTTTAACGGCTACATCGTCAATTTTGATTACAACTTTGCGCTAGGCGGTTTGGACACGGTGACCGTTTATTGTGCAGACGATTTTTATTTGTTGGCACAAACATTTTTACAGGAATTTAACGTGTCAGAAGAATTGTCGAACGAACGCTTGGAAGCCGTTTTAGATTTGCCTGAAGTTGATTTTCCGTTGGCGCAACGCAACATTTCGACGGGCACTCAAACGCTTGGCGGTGCGGCGGCATTTACCGTACCTGAAGGCACAAACGTTTTGGAATATTGCACGCGTATCAATGACGCTGAACAAGGCCGCTTGTTTATGTCGCGTGACGGCGACCTGACATTCCAGCCGCGCATAGGCAACACACTTAGCGCACCAGTTCTCAATTTTCATGATGATGGCACAAACGTGCCTTTCGATAATTTGGGCATATCGTTTGAAGCCGATCAAGTCGTCAATCGAGCGGCCGTTGCCATTGCCGGCGGCAACCAACAAATAGCAGACGATGCAGCCAGCCAAGCAAAATATTTTATACAAACAACAAGCATCACCGATTCGCTATTGCATAACGATACGGCCGCGTTAGCGCTAGCAAATTATCTTTTGTCGCCCGAGCCCGAAGCACGTTACACGGCGGTCGGCACGAACCTAAACAAATTGACTACAGCGCAACGCGACACAATAGCGACAGTCGATATAGGTGACACAATCAGCATAGAAAAATCGTTTACCAGCGGTAATAGCACGACACAACTGGCACAGGAACTTAGTGTCGAAGGCATAGAACACACCATTACGGTTAGCAACGGCCATGCGATCATGTATTTTACCGCGCCAACCACCATCGTTTACGAGTTAATTTTAGATGACGCTGTTTTTGGCATCATCGATTCAACCAATGTTTTAGGATAAAGTGAGGTAACTTATGGCAACTAGACAAGATTTCACCGCAGGGCAAGTTTTGACCGCAGCAGAACTAGACGCGGTTGCAACGGCGATGATTGCAATTAACGCACAAACTGGCACGACTTATACGACCGTGTTGGCTGATGACGGCAAACTAATTACTTGTGATAACGGGTCACCGATTGCGCTAACAATTCCGCCTAATTCGAGTGTTGCTTATGGTATTGGTACGCAGATAAACATTATGCAACTTGGCGCTGGTCAGGTAACTATTACGGCAGGTGCAGGCGTAACGCTTAGGTCGAGTGGCAACAAACTTAAAACTAAAGATCAGTATTCGGTTGCGACTTGCGCGAAAATTGCAACCGATACTTGGGTGGTTGTCGGCAATTTGGCGGCATAAATTATGCAAATTTTTGCAGGCGTTAGCGCAGCAGTACCGTTAATTGTTGACTACCTTGTTATTGCAGGTGGTGGCGGTGGTGGTTCGTTTCTTGGTGGCGGTGGTGGCGCAGGCGGTTTGCGTAGCACGGTTACGGCAACGGGTGGTGGCGGTTCTTTAGAGTCAGCGTTGACACTTGTGCCAAGCACCAACTACACGGTGACTGTTGGCGGTGGCGGTGCAGGCGGCCCAGCAAGTCCAGCGACCGCAGCAAACGGTGTTAGCGGTAGCAATTCTGTTTTTAGCACTATCACTT